GTTATCCTCTTGCCAACCGAAAATACCTTTCATGCGACGATGAATCGATTGACCGTCTCCCCAATCAGGCCAAGGAAAGTCTGTTCGCCAGTTATCATGAATATATTCCTCTTTCAGACCCCACTTGATTAGATCGTCCTTCAGAGTTCGACCAGTTTCAGGAACAGTAAAATAGTTGTGCGTCGAGTTTGTCACGATTCGAGCACTCGCGAGTTTAGCGAGTCGATTCAGAATACCGATTGCTTGTGTGTTCATGACAGACCTATGTAGAGAAGCCATACCATCTACCCAAAAGCATGGTGTATTGATCACAGGTCCATCAATGTCAAGGAATATAATGCGTTGTGTCATATCTCTACCATTTCATCTTTCATTATGTCGAATATCATATTCTGATATCTAATATATCTTCTGTCGAAATTGTTCCTATACTGAAAGCAGAGTGCCTTAATCTTGTCGATTTCTGGATGCTTGTGAATCCACTGACCAGTATGTGGTGCAAATTCACGCATGAAAAACCGATCAAGTGTCTTGTTGCCTGTATCCATGTTAGGATCAATCAAGTATGACAGCTTATCATACTCGGCGTCGGAGATCAAGCTCTCACTTTCATATTCATATGCATATGCAAAAACGGAGAGACGGATGCGATTCCGCCTCTCCAGTTCAACAGCACTTGGTGTATATGTCATTTGTTTTCCTTAGCAAGGGCTGCGCTGGCCCGGCGGAAATCAGCAACCGTGTATTTAATATCTGCGGCGAAATCGCCGGGCTCCGGCAAAATAGGAGAAGGGTACCATCGACCCAAGGAGACGGTCCTGTCTGCATCGTCGTTTTCAAATATACTTGCGACTAAACCAAACGGCTTCAATGCTTTCCGCAGGCGCTCATTCTCAGCGCGTAATCGTTCTATTTCTTTAATAGCTTCACGAAAAGTGTCTGCGGTTTCTTTGTCGCCGTGCCAATCCGCCCAAAATTTTAGCTTTGTTCCAACATCTTCGCTCATCACTTCTTCTCCTCAAGGGCGGCGCGGGTCGCACCACCGCGCAGTAAATCAATCAGCCACGCGGCGAGCTTCTTCGAGAAACGGATTGTACTCGCGCGCAATGCGGAACTCGTAGAAGCCGGGCGCGAGATCATACCCGCCATGCGGCACCCGCGCGTCCTGAATGAGTGACGCCGGTTCGTCTAGAATGGCGTACAAAATCTGCATACCTGACGGCACCTTGTCGGTCCGTTCCATCACGTCGCCGCCAGTAAGGATGTGATGATGTCCGCTCTCGCTATGCGAAATGATGAAGCCCTTCGCGCTACGCTCAGCCTTCTTCGTTTGAGCATTAGGAATGGCGTCGATCTTGATGATAGTGATTTCGCCTTGTGCGCCGATGATCTGCTTAGCCATGTGCTTTCTCCTTCAAATTAAGTCCGGTTTTCTGGGTGAATGTATTCTGACTGCGCGTCTCCAATTCTCCACGCCTGTGCAGCCAGAGCAGTATTAATCGGCAATCCGTCGATGTCGCTTTTGTATGGTACACCCTCAACGATGATGCCGTTTCTCGGGCAGCGAGCTTTCAGGAAGCGACCGGGTTTATTTAGACCCGGCAATTTCAGTTCAATCAATTGCCCTATGTCTTCATTACCACTGTCGTTAATAACTTTGACCTTGAGAACGTCGAGCATCTTCGGCCAACCAACAATCTCTGCCCCTGCCGCACGCTGCTCGACGTTCTCGCACTTGATGACCTCGTTTGGGTCTAAGTTGGCGCGATCCTCTATCCAATGCGCAGGGACTTTGACGCCATGCCAGTGATATAATGACCAACCGTCTCTCCAACGATGTGATGGACCGTTTTCGCAATGCGGTCGGTTTCGCTCATCAACCAGAATACGCTCAGGGAAATCGCTCACGATGCAGAAATCTTCGTGCATCACGCGAAACCCGCCGTGAATAGCTGCTTGTTCCCAAAAACGGTATTTTGCATGTGCTGGCAGATCAAGACCTAAGATGTCTCGGAACGCTGTCAAATAACAATCGTAAGACGACCACATATTTCCGCCTTGATATGATCTAAACCATAATTTTGCACACTCAATGCCAAAATTACCGGCCAACTCAAAACAAGCGTCGGTCGCAGCGTACGCAGCGCGGGTCGCAGCGTAGGTCGCATCGTCGGTCGCAGCGTAGGTCGCAGCGTGGGTCGCAGCGCGGGTCGCAGCGTAGGTCGCAGTGTGGGTCGCATCGTCGGTCGCAGCGTAGGTCGCAGCTAGGGTCGCAGCGTACGCAGCGCGGGTCGCAGCGTAGGTCGCATCGTCGGTCGCAGCGTCGGTCGCATCTCTGGTCGCAGCGTAGGTCGCAGCTTGGGTCGCAGCGCGGATCGCAGTGTCGGTCGCATCTTGGGTCGCAGCGTAGGTCGCAGCTTGGGTCGCAGCGTCGGTCGCAGTGTAGGTCGCAGCGTCGGTCGCATCTCTGGTCGCAGCGTCGGTCGCACCTTGGGTCGCAGCGTAGGTCGCACCTTGGGTCGCAGCTTGGGTCGCAGCGCTGGTAGCAGCGCTGGTAGCAGCGTTGACATTCTTTCGAGAATGCAAGATTGCCGCTGATGCGCCGTAGGCGAAAGCCATCACGAGAGGTGACGGCACGATAACAACACGGGGCTTTTTCAACCCAGCCGCTTCATAGAGCCCTTCAATTGCTGGCGTGATCTTCTCCGGCTCAATGGGGTCTGTGCGAAACGCGCGCTTGATCCACATCTGCACATGTTCATCCATGCGCACTTTTTCATCGGCAGTTATACCACCCTTTGCCATTTTTGGCGTTCTAATAATCTTGTCCATATCTTCGCTCATCACTTCACCTTCTCATTGAACCCCGAGACAACCTCACCTGCGATACGTCCTAAAATAGAAGGATCATTAACAACAGTATATGCCGTATATCCTACAACAAACCATGTTGCAAGTATAAAACAAATCACAAAACCGAAAAAGATGCCGAAGAATGTATCGGTAAGAAACCAAGGCTTGTTGATGGTAAATTTATTGTTACGATTTCGAGAATTGAACATTATATTCTCCTTAGATAGCGGTAACAAGAGACTTCACATCAACTACATCCATCGAGTCCCAAGCGGGGTCGATGTTGAACGAAGTGGCAATCTCGCCAGTCGAGCCGAGTTCGCGCTCAACATAGTCGATGATTTTCTTGGTCTTTTTCTTCTTGGCGGCAAGCTTGGCGGAAACCTTCTTCATCTTTGCAAGGTTTGCAGCCTTGATCTGTTCAGCCGTCTTCGCAGACTTTGCAACGTTCTTGGCGGACTTGGTCTTGACTGCTTTTGATTTTACCAACTTGGAGGTCTTTGTCTTCTTGACAGCAGAAGCCTTATTGACCGTTTCCTTAGGCTTCAGAGAGCGTAGTTCGGCAATGTTATTTGGTTCTGCCACGCAAGTATAAGACAATACTCTACGTCCGTCTTTCTGGGTGGTGATGGTGAAACCATAGCGAGTATTGAGAAAGGAGATATACTTGGCCGCATAATCTCCTGTGCCTACATGATCATTAATTTTTTGTGGTGTCACGGGCTTGTTGAGCATAATGACTGCGAGAGCGCGGATTTCAGGACGAATACCATTAGAGGCGGCAACGATAGGCATGTGTGTGTTCCTTTTTGTGTTTTAATGATTAATTATAACAAAATTGGACTTTATGTCAACCTTCGAAAACGTAGGGCTTATTCCACTTGCCGACATTAACATGAACATACCAACCAACATCAAAGTAATCGGTTTGGATGTCGGAATTGTCGTGGTTACCGTCATTCATCGCGCGAAGAACTTCATCGAGGAACTTGCGGATCACTTTGTTGGAAAAGTGGTCACGGTAGTGATAAGGGTTGATTTGAATGTAATCGCGAACTTCAAGATTGAGACGTAGTTCACGGTAATATGGAATATTTCTCGTCGTCTCGTTAGCATTACCAATGAAGTCAAGAGTGCCTGACTTGATGTTAAGGTAGATCGAGTTACGGTCGGTCGAAAGAGTACCCTTGACATTGTAACGCTTGAGAATTGCCTTGACGTTCGGTGCAATCTTAGCCTTGAGTTCTTGGTTCATATGAGCCATGATCAAGTTCTTTCCTATCTCTTACTCTCAGATTTTAGAAGATTTACGGAAAAATGCAAGAGAAATCTTTCGACAAGAGTGCGACAATGTGTCGCAGCCTCAGTCGCAGCGCGCGATCTCTTTATTGTTTGCGTCCCAGATGACCCAGGCTGAATCTACAGCTTGACCATTCTCCATGACCTCTTCAAGACCCAGCTTATAATCAAGCTTTTCACAAAGGTCGAACAGTGCATCGGCACACTTAGTCTTGGGAAGGACAAGTCCGAGTTGGGCGGCGAGTTTCAAAGCTTCGGTCTTGTTCATGATCTGCTCTCTATCTCTTTTTAATCTATGTACATATAATAGCGAACCGAATAGGGAATACAACCAAAATCACCCCAAAAAACCGCGACAATGTGTCGCAGGTCTAAGTCACTGATTTTGATCGATTTTACCAAGTGTCTGATTTTGCTGCCTTTTATAGACTTTCTTGGACTTGACTATCCGCTGGCGAAACAGTGGGTTTGACAACGCTTTGGCGGACGCATTAGGAGCGCGCCTGGTTGCGCCAGTCCCTCCCCTTGACTTCATATAGTGCTTCATTCTCGGCGACCTCCTTGACGCTTTCCAAGTCGATAGCGGGTACTTCGACCAATTCACAGTTGCGAGCCCATACCCACACAACGTCCCGGTAGTTCTCATAAACTCGACCGTTGGCAGCAGGAACCTTGACCTTGACCTCGGAAGTGGCAATACCCAACTTGTCTTCTAAGGTGGAACGATAACCCATGCCATAAGGACGCTGTAGGACGACAACTACCTTACCCTCAGTGCCTTTACCAGTACGACCAGAAACGACCCGTACCCGTGATTCCTTGACGATCCTCCGAGCTTCCTGCTCTTCATAAGACTTGCGCTTCTGGAATGAAGATTGGTATTTTCTGTCATACAACCAAGACTCGGCCTTGGCTATAACGTCAGGTGTAGCATCGACCTTGCTACCGGAATCGATCCAGTCTGCGGTTTCGACGCATCCCTTCTCTTCATCCCAATATTCAGCATAAAGACCCTGCTCCCATATGTCGGACATGACCTGGTAGGTCTTGTACGTGACCTTAAGCGTGGTGCCTACTGCGAAGGTCTTGGTACCCTTCTCGGTAGAAGGATAGGGGAGGGCGGTGGTCTGAATAATGGCCATGCTTATGTCTCCTGTCTCGTCTTATGTTCTCTTTATAGATGATACAGACGGAGAAAACAAGCGAAAAGGTGCACCCAACCCTGTGACAGGATGTCGCACCCTTTCCATGGTCTAGTTCAAGTTACTTTCGTCCGTAAAACTCGTCATGTTCATCATAATCTTCGGTATGTTCGGTCCAAACCTTTTTCCAGTTTCGAATCTCTCGTCTAGGTCGGTGTTCAGAACTAACTCGCTTGATCTTGCCCTTGCTGCGTTCCTCATACCACTCGTAATCACCATTACCAAAATCTTCACTGTTATGCTTATTCTTCATTTGCTTTGCTCTTCGCCTATCCTTAAACCTATGCGTTTTGCTTTTTTAGACCATTCCACAAATTCATCACCATGATCAACTTTTCTCCATCCTAATTTCATATATTGCCAGTGATGTATCATTTCGTGGGCCAAACACTCGACAAATAATCTATAAGATGGATACTTTTTATTCATGATAATGATTTTGGGTTTGTCGGGCTTTCTAGGATAATATTCGTAGTAAGCCCAACACACTCTCAACCACTTAAGATCGAAACCTATCTGTGGTAATTCATTGTTGAATAACTCTTCATTCAGAATATGAAACCACTCAATACAATCTCCAACGTCACATATGTAACTTTCATTTTTAGCTACTTCATTTTTCTTTATGAGTTTTTTGATTGCATTTTTAGTTTTGTAACGTTTTGACATTCATACTCCTGTTTGTGGAGCATAATCTATATTAGGTCTGGAAATGCTTCCTTAACAACCTCAATGTTCAAACCCTGTACAATCTGTTTCTTCAAAAGCATGTTCATAAAAATTTCAGCTTCTCTCTTTTCCAAGGCTTCTAAAATTTGGATAAGAATTTGTTCTCTGCGATGGTCTGTTAGACTTGGCGGCAATTTAGGATGTTCTTTTTGGAAGAGATATGCTCTACCCAATTCTTGGTGTATTGAGGTGTATCCTAAACCAGCCGGTGCGTCTGAGGGTTTATAGAATGGTACTTTGGTAATCGCAAACTCGATGTTTGGATCATAAGTGCCCTTTAAAATGTTCCTAAGAGCGAACGAGTCATTTTTCCTTAGAATTTCAATTCTGTCTTTTCGCGAAGTAGATTTTTCGACTTCTTCAAAGACTTCATAAATATTTTTCATTTCAATCTTTCATGTGTGTTAAAACTCATCGATCACTTCGATAAGATTCTTAAGCCTGTTTTGAATAAAATAATTTAACATCTTTTGTTTGTTTGCAGGCTTCATGGTATCGTATGCCACAACAATCTGTTGCTTCAGAGATTCTGGAACAAAATCCAGATCAACAAGCATTTGATTGCGCTTATATCCACGTAACATGTTATCCGTAACACAAAACTTTTCTGGATCGCTATTGATCCATTCGACCAATTTCTTCTTATTTATTACCTTCTGTCTTTCACCAACAACGAAAGTATTATCTGGTGAAAGAAAATTGGGAATGCCATCGCCTCGATCACCACGAATGATGTGTTCTTTGATATATTCATGAGGACTCTCAGTCTTCACAAATCTCTTAAGAATAGGACTATATTGTGATACATTAGCATACTTCTGCAATTGCACGAAGTCTTTGTCTGAAGAAAGTATAAGAATATCTTCGTTTGGTGATAACCTTGCAGAAAGCACGGCGATGATATCGTCCGCTTCTGCACCTTCGACCTCCAATACACGATAGGGAAAATTATCTTTCAATTCATCGCGAATTTTATTCAACGTTTCAAAGATGAGACCCCAATCGAATGAAGACTTCTCTCTATCACTCTTTCGATGCGCCTTGTAAAAGGGAAAGATTTCACGACGCCAATATTTCTTAGAATCACAAGCAACAATAATATCACCATACTTACTCTTAAACTGTTTGGCATAAGATCGAAGTGAGTTTAATACCATATGCCTGATCAAGCTCTCATCGAGCTTGATCTTTGGATTTGATCCAATCTGTTGCATGAGATTGCTAATCAAAACCTGATTTAAATCAACCAGAATTGCCATACTATTATTCCTTTAACTGAAAACCATATACAGTATATAGAATTCAGTTATCGATGTCAAGATCACCAGGTTCAATCACTTTGCCGGTTTCACGATGTATCATCTTAACACTATTGTCGATGAATTCATGCAAGTGATGCGGAACTTCAAGTGTGCGATAAACAGTTGCCCTGAGGGAATCAACTGTCATACTAAAGTCTTTAAGGAATTGATCGGTGCTGGTGTCTATGCCTACGTCTTCTATCTCTTCGAGTAGAGCGTGAATCAAATCATCCGTAATCGTTTCGGCGTAATTTGCTTTACTCTTTTCCTTCGCCTTTTCTACATACTCTACACCTGCATATTCTCTTACAATGCGACTCTTAGGAAACTCTAAAACATTTTTTGTCAT